ATGTAGAAGATGTTGAACGAGGTAATAAAACACAACAGCGTGAAATAGATAAAACAGTTGCAGAAGTAAAAACAGATGTTCGTAATATTCAGAAACAAGCTGACGCATCTATTAATGCTGCGACCAAAGAAATGAATCGTATGGCTGCAGAAAATAGTAAAGCAATTGCAGCAAATAACAAAGAAGTAGATGCCAAATTAAAAGCATTAGATAAAAAGATCAATGATGATCTAAAGAAGGCACTTGATAATCCATTAGCAAATAGGTAATTACATGGAAACTCTTGCAGATGCGTTAGGTAAGTTGTGGTTCTTAGGTGCAGGTGTAGTTGCGATTGCTGCTTATGCAGTCACCTTAAAGGTGAGATTAGATTATTTGGAAAAAAACTATGACAAACAAATCACTGCTTTGTGGGATGCAGTAAATAAATTGAATAGAGACAAGTAATTATAGTTTCATTCGATTGTCGTCTATAAATTTTATTTGATCCACAAGTGCATCTGCATCTGTTTTATAGTTATTGAAGTCTGCTTTACTAAGAGTTTTATTTAAATCCTCTAGCATCTTTTGTGCCTGTTGGTTGTGTTCGGCTCTGGCTGCATACAACCATCTAAAGGCATTCTTTTTATCATTTAATTTCAAATAGAACTCACCAAGTTTCATCATTGCTGAAACATTACGTTTCATAGCAACTTCTTTCAAATCCTCCAGTATAGCAGTCATTTCACTTTGGCTACTGTTTGGATCATCGAACACCATCACTGCATATCGTTGTTGTGCTCTTTCATCTATTTTACCTGCAGTCTTAACAAATTGGAATGCAGAAGATCTATAACCCATTTTCTCCATAAGATCAGCAATAGCTAACAATCTTTCACTATCAAGCTTGTAACAAAATTCTTTAAATATTGCATCTACATAGGGTTTTAATTCTTTAGGTATTAGATCTTTCATACCCATACTAACAAGATCATCAACTGCTGCTTTATCTTGTTTGGTGATTCTCCACATCAATATTCTTACAGCAGGTCCAAACTTTTCATCTCTTTTAAAATTTTGTGCGTCAGTAATAGATCTATTTCTTGCAGCAGCATCATTAATTATTGCGGCAATAAGTTCTTTATGTGATTTAGTTGGTGTAGATGAAACTTGAGTTTTAGGTGCCTTAGATAAATGAGGATTAGGTTCGGCACCGTCTATTTCAATACTCCAAATTTCCATTGGAGAAACATTTTTAAACTCTTGCACACCTCTGCTGACAAATTTCAATTCTTTCATTTTACCGACAATCAATTTATATACAGTCTCGGTCATAGTTACGCCGCCGTAATCAGCTAGACTTTCTGTTCTGGCTGCTAGATTTACAGCATCGCCCATAAGATTAGTACCATATATCCATACTTCACCTACATGCATGCCTATACGCCAGCGCATTCCATTTTTAAGTTTCTTAATTCTAGCTTGCATTTCAATAGCGAATTTGACTGCATCTACTGCACTGGCAAATTCAATTAATACACTATCACCTCCAGTATTAAACAATCTTCCTTTACTGGAGTCTATGAGTGGATCGATAACAGCACGGCAGGCATCCAACTTTCGTAGGGTGCCTTCTTCGTCTTGTTGCATAAGACTGCTGTAACCGATAACGTCACTGCAGATAATGGTGGCGAGTTTAGTTTCCATATAAATATTTATAGTAACCTTACTTAAAAAAGATGAACTTAGACTGGGATTCTATCAATAAAACGCAAATAGCTATGAGCTCTGTGCTTATACTTGTAGTCATATTTCTAATACTTCTATTATGGATATGGCACAGGAATAGCGAAAGCAACATAGATTTAAAGGATCTTATCTGTTCAAGAGGCAAAATTGACGAAAAGAAATTTGTCAGATTTGGCGCTTGGATAGTAAGTACCTGGGGTTTTGTATATTTAATAGTGGAAGAAAGATTCAGCGAATGGTATTTTATGGGATATATGACTGCCTGGGTAGGAAATGCTTTATTGGATAAGTATTTAACTAAAAAGGATGAATATGAACCTAAACCCATTATTAAACCTCCAGACAACAAGCCAAAGTGGAGAGAAGATGACGGAAGATAAAAAACTAGAAGAAAAGAAACCACTAACAAGATCAGAACGTGAAGCAAAAATTAAAGACAAGGCAGGGTTTATTATTGTCTTTTTAGCTGCTATTTTGGCAATAAATACTATGTTAGGTGGTTCGAATAGTAGCAAGATTCAAAACAATACTATTCAAGCAAATAATATGTGGGCTTGGTATCAAGCCAAGAATGTTAGAGGTGTACTATACGAAATTAGTGCTGCAGAAGCCAACAAACCAGAGAATAAAGATAAATTCCTGGCAGAAGCAAAGCGCATGAGTGATGATAAGAAAGAGATTATGGAAAAAGCCAAAGTCCTTGAAGCTGAAAGGGACGCGGCTAAACTTAAATCACCATGGTTTACTTGGGGCGGTAGCATATTACAAATAGCAATTGTACTATTAACTGCAAGTATTTTAGCAGTCAGTATGTCGATGTTCTATATCAGTGGTATTGTTGGTGCAGTAGGTGCTTTATTAGTGAGTCAAGCTGTTTGGATGTGGATGCCCTTATAATAGGACATACTAATGAAACACTTAATTACTGTATTCGCAATACTTTTACTGGTGAGTTGCGATTCAAGATATAGATACCCTTGTCAAAATCCAGACAATTGGGATAAAGATTATTGTAAAAAACCTTATTGCGAAGTATCTAGAGATTGCCCGGAACATATATTCAAAGGACAAGAAGGTGTTGCATCATTTTCAAGTCCAGGGAATAAATGCGAGCAATGTAAAGGAAAATAAAAATGGATTTTAAAAAGATGTTTAAAGACCCTGGAATTGAAGACAAGGGAACGGAAAAGAAAGTAATGACACCACCAATTAAAAAATCAACTACACCTGAAAAGAAAGATAGTCACAATTCTGAAGTAAGATCAAGACCAGGTGAAAGGTATACAGAAAATGAACTCATGGTTCGACTTAAGTTTATTATTGGTTGCTGCTTGGCTTTCACTCTTATTGGAATTGTATTTACCGTTCTTTATTCTATTATGTTTGTTACCCAACCTCTTAATGCAATCAGTCCGATCGATCAAAAGTTCTTTGAACTCATTATTCCGGTAGCTACATTCTTATGTGGTACCTTATCTGGTATTATGCTAGCTGGATCAGGTAAAGAAGCAGCGATGGCTGGTGCAGCGGCTCAGGCAAATGCAATGAACGGACAAAAGAACTTGTCCTCACCTGGTGGTATAAGACCATTGGGCGCAGTATCGGCAGGTCCAATAGGTCCTTCTAGAATGATGGACGATCCTATGCCAGGTCCAATGGATGATCCAATGATGCCAGACCCAATGCCAGGACCAAGTGCTGCTCCTTCAGGTGGACCAGTAGTTAAGAAACCCGTTATAAGACCAGTAAGTGTATAATAGTATATTTGATTATTGGATAGCAACATGGTTATGGGGCATCTATGCCCCTCTCATGTTAATACCTACCCCAACCCCTAATATCTGCAAGGAATAATATGGGTATAGAAACAGATTTTGGTTTTATGAATTATGCTGATTCAGGTGGAGGAGGTAGCGATCCTTCTGCGTATTTCTGGAGAATGGGAGGAATAACCTATGATTATGTTGACCTAGGAGCTTTAAATGAAAAAGGACCCGAGGATTATACTGGCACTATTTCTTTAGTAACAGATTACGGTACAGATATTAGTACAGACCTAGGTAATTTTAATGCTGCCGATCCTGTTAATTCTTTTGGCCAAGGTGTAGTTAGTTATGATGAAGGATTTGTTGAAAATGCGAATTCAGAAAAGGAAATTAGACCAGGCCCAATTAGTTATACTATAAATTCAATAGAAGTTACTAAATCAGAAGCCAAGGATTTAGTAATAAGTATATTAGAGGAAGAACAAAAGGCTACACTTGGTTTACTACAAGATACTTCATACAACGATTCTACTTATGCTCCATCTGAAGGAATATACATTGAAGAAAAAAGAGTAGATGGTGGGTATGTTCGGGTAGAGGATGCCATTACCGGGGAGAAAGAATGGATTCAAAGACCTACTCCAAATCAAATAGTACAACAGTTGGTAATACAACAAGCAGTAATTGATTTATTACAATCCAATCCAAGGGGATTTTATCTTGGATATGAAGATTCAGACACTGTACTATTTTCTCCGAGAAGAGTTACACTCCAATTTGATAACATTTTTGATGACGTGCAAAAATATGATGCAGACAGAGAGACATTTATAAATGCCATAACTAGTTCTGAAAGATTAGTAAATAGTACATTAGGCACAAATGTTAGAGTTGCTCCCCCAGGCGGAGGGTAATGGAAGCGGGGGTTGGAATCGCACCAACGGCCTCTGGATTATGAGTCCAGCGTTCTACTTCTGAACTACCCCGCAATAGACTGTTTATTTATATGGTGCCCCCTCACGGAGTCGAACCGCGCACCAACGGATTATGAGTCCGCTGCTCTAACCAAGCATGAGCTAAGGGGGCTTTATCTGGCACAACTAACTGCTACAGTTTCATCTCTTTCAGTATAAGGATTCTTGACCGTAATAAAACACTGAGTAGGTTGAACAATTACCGGTTGCTGAGGCACTACTATATAGTCTGGTTGCTGTACAATTACTGGGGCTGGCCTTGTTAAAGCATATCCTATCACACCCCCAATCAAAGCTGGAGCAATCCAACCATGACTATGATTCCAATGGTGATGTCTATGACCGTGACCATGATGACCTGGACCAGCGAACACAGCTGTGCTAGCAAATAAAACTAAACTGGCAATTAACTTTTTCATGCGAATCTCCTCGACTTAGAATAATTATATAGCCGTTAGACTCATTCGTCAATATTTATTTGCCTTGTCCCCTGTATTTTTTGAAACTTCTTTTAACCGATTTATTCATAGTAGCGGTCTTAGTGCCATTTTGTCTAGTTTTCTTTTCAACCTTATTATGTTGCTTACCGTCTTTACTCATACTTTCTCCTCAAGTTCATTATCAACACCTTTATTCTCAGTACCTCTTTTATAAGACTCGTTAGTAAGATTCTTATCTTTATTTGTAATAGTTCTTTTATTACATTCAGAGCATAGAGAATAATAAAATCTATGTTTAACAGGTCCACCCACCCATTTATAATTAGTTTCAATTACTTCAGAATATTGAACTAATTTATCCGCACATTGTTTCGGATCGCATGTAGGTAGACCAGTATCAGGATCAAGATATACAACTGGACTGGGTGCGTGCTTTTTAGCCATATTACTTTTTGAAGCCAGATGCTAATTGAATGCCTGAACCGAAAATTGAATTGTATTGATTGTAAAGTTCTTCTACTGGTTCGCCCATATAAATGATATGATCTGTAGAAATTTCGATCACGGATCCCTTTAAATGCTGTGCTGCAGGGAACATACCCATAGATGCTTTGGAAGGATCATTACGAGAAGGAATAAGTTGCATAGCGCAAGGATTTTTAATATCAAGCGTTTCTCCTTCACCTACAATCTCACCAATAAATTCTTCACCTGTGCTAAGCTTAACAACTTTAATCATAATTTCTCCAATAAAGTCCCCCTTTCGGGGGACTATTTTAATTATATTTTCTATGCTGTTCCAAATACTTTTGTACTTCTTTATTAATTCGCATTTGGCGACCTTTAATCATCGATTTGATAACAGTAGAAATACATTTAGCAATAGCCATTACATTAGTCCTTTTTGTTGAAGTATTTTTTCTCTATAAGAGAAATCTGCTCGATCAATACTTTTAGAGAGATAAAGCTCTGCAACTGAAGGAACTTTAAATTTTTTCTCTAACCATGACCAAATAAGGCTTAGATTAGAGATTAGTGTCATTTTCTACCAGTAGTTGTTTATCGGATTTTTTGGCTTTAGATTCGCCGTTTTCTTTTACTTCAATTTTGCGAGGCTTCTTGTGCTCTGGAATAATTTTCTCAAGAGCAATACGAAGCATGCCATTCATCATTTCTGCATTTTCAATCTCGATGTGGTCATCTAGAGCAAAAGTGCGAGTAAAAGCGCGACTTGCGATACCCTTAAACAAGAAATTATCATTATCATCTGCAGTATTACCACTGATGATAAGCTTGTTGTTTTCAAGAGTAATCTCGATATCTGATTTACCAAATCCGGCAACTGCTAGTTCAATGACGTATTTGTTATCCTCAACTTTGCGGATATTGTATGGGGGATAGTTAGGAATATTTTTGGTCAAATCATCGTGTAGCTTAGCCATACGATTCCAATTATCATCGAAACCCACATAGAACTTATCTAAGTCCTTAAACATATCCAAAACGTTACGTGGTACTAGTGTCATAGTAGTTCTCCTATTAAGCGAGTTAAAGTTTCCAACCCATATGGCGTTGGCACCAGTGGATATTTTACTAGCCTTCGCTGGTATGCTAGTCCCATCCCGGGGATAATATTATTTATATGCTTACGACTCTAATCCCATCTGTTTTCTGATCTTTGTGGCAGAAATACTATGGACAGAATCATCAAAAACTTCTTGCTCTATTTTATACCCAACATCTCTACCATAAGTAATATTGACAATGTTAGGTACCACCATTATTGTATACATGCCCTGATATAATGGGTCAAGATCTCTTTTTATGTAATCAGTTACTTGATTAATAGCAAAGGGATTAGATCCATTCCATCCTTGACAGTCTCTAATCATTATACATACTTGACCTGTTTTTGCCAAAGCTCTTTCAAATAATGCTCTGTGCCCAGCATGCCAAGGTTGCCAACGACCTAGCATTTGTACAGTTTCTTTACGCCAATCAAACATAGGTCTTCTTTTATTGGCAATAATCATTTCACCTACATACTGTACCCATTTATCCGCATTTTGTTCTGTGATACGAAAATCATAAATGTCTGGAGGTACAAACATTTTATTTGTGTCATCATATCTGCTTTGGTCAATAGTATCCATCCAGATAGTCCAGTCGGCTTTGAAATTATGTCGCATTTCTGGCAAAGGAGCCACAAAATCGCAAATAACATAATCTCCAGTGCATTTCATTGCAAATTCAAACATTCGAATACTTTGACGAATTCTACCTTCGTGGGAAAAATCCCAATCATTGAATCGTCTACGAATTTCATCCGCATTGAACCAATCTACTTTAGTATTAACTCTTGGATAAGGAACATCACTTGTTATTTTAGATAGGTCAAAGTTACCATTTATTTCTAAATAAACTTTTAAACGTTCTGCAAAGTATGTTTTGCCCGAACCCGGTAAACCCATAATAAGAATTTTTTGCATATTAATCCACTAATTGTTTCTTTTTACCTATATTGTACTTTGTCTGCAAGTCCCAATCGTTCTTTTCTTTAAATGATATAATTTTTATCTGGGATAAAGGTGCTATATCATTATGTAGATGAGGATCAATAACACTTACTAATCCCCAATCAACAAGCAACTTAGCAATCGTATTACGTCTTTGGATATCGTTATCGGTCAGATCTGCTTGTTTACCATCTAAAGCAAATAGTTCTTTAAAATGAACAATAAAGTATCTGCCTTGCTTATGTAGAATATGACAAGACTGATATAATACTCTATCTTTTCTCGATGCTACACCAATACGAGTAAGTGTTTCTCTTACTTTAAGAAAATCGTCTGGTTGAACCAGATTAACTTCTAAAGGACTGTATCCTGGGAAGTCAATTTTAAAAAATTCATCGGCCATTCCGTCCACCTTTTATTAGTTTTCTTTTAAGGTCATTAATATTTTCATTTGAAAACAATGGAAGGACTTGGCGGGCTTTCTCTGTGCTATAGCCATAGTATTCTTTGATAACTTCCATCGCATCAATCTTCTCAGGCTTGATCCATTTGTTGAATCTTTTTTTAGCCCTAATTATATTTATTAGAAATGAATTTTGTAATGCTTTGTCGAGATGAGGACGTGAATTCATCTCGTTTGCTTGTATTACTGTATCATGACCAAAAGACAGTCCCCTATTAATCAGATATGCGTTATACTGCTTCTCTGACCAATCATCGACTATTAGATTTTCTTTAGAATAGTGTATTGCATTAATAAAATCGAAAGGCGAAATCGCAGGTGCTTTATAAGGTTGCTCTACATATTCTTCTTTCGGTTTTTCATTAAACAGGGTCGTCATTATAATCTACCCATCTTTTCGCATAGAAATCAGCCATTGTAAATGACTCGCAGAATCTTTCATGTTCAATTTCAAAATATGAATCTAAGAATACTACTCTATATCCCGTACCACGTTCTGTTACAAAAGAACATCTGGTATCTTTAAAATATTCTGCTAATTTCATTTAAACTCTACCCCCGCCATGATTTCTGTAAGACATGCCACAAGATTAATTTCTTGATCTGCGACAAATGCTGCCTTATATTGATAGTCAGCAAGAATAAGAACGAGCTGAGGAACTTGAATCACTTGATCTACAAGTTGATCATATATCTTTCTAAATATAGCAGTCGGTTCCTGATCTGAGTTACTTACTACCCATGATCGCATTGCTTTCCAATCTTTATCCCTCAGTGCATTCTTTAGTGCATTTAAACTTTCGTCGGATATATTTACCAGAATACCTTCATCAATCTTACCCGATACCGAGTATCGCTGCAATTCATTTAGAATACGACGATAATCAGGAAAGTGCTTCAACAATAATGTAGCAATAACCTTTTCATTATATTCTACATTCTCATTCTCAAGAATAAATTTCACTCGCTTCATAAAACGAGAAGCGATCTTTGGTTTATCCTCTTTAGTAAGTTTAAATTCAACTACAGCACATCTTGAATGCAGAGGTGCAATGATTCTATTCTTAAAGTTACAAGTAAAAATGAATCTACAATTTGCTGAGAACTCTTCGATAAATGCCCGAAGAGCAGGTTGTGTTGAATTAGGATTTAGATAGTCTGCCTCATCTAAAATTACAACCTTCGTCTTACCAGTAAAGGATACACTTGAAGCAAACTGTTTGATCTTGGTACGTAGAACATCAATACCAGATTCTTCTGAACCGTTAATGATGATATAATCTGTACCTAATTGTTCACAAAGAGCTCGGGCTACTGTAGTTTTACCCACACCAGCCGAGCCACACAATAACATATTTTGAATCTCGCCTTTATCTAAGAATACCTGGAAGAACTTTTTTTGTTCTTCCGGTAAAATACAATCATCTAAAGTGCGAGGGCGATATCTTTCAACCCACAAAAACTGCTCATCACGAACTTCCATAATTTCTCCATAATATATTACTGCTCAGATTTTGCCATTTTACTCTGCAAATGATTCAATAAAATACCATATGCTGGTAAAATAACTAATAAACTAACAATCACTTTTGATATAGAATTATTGGTTGCTACAATATGCCAATTAGCAGCCATAAACTCGTTCTCTCCTCCAGCAAATGCTGTGAAGAAAAACACATATGTATCTAAGAATGTACTAACAACACTACTCAATGCAGGAGCTAACCACCAGGTTTGATACTTTTCTCTGATGTATTGAAACACGTATACATCAAGAAGATTACTAAGAAAATATGCTACTCCTGAACCTAGACCAATTCTAAATGCGACTGAGTCTGGCGCACCACCTAATTTTACTACTGCCATACTAACTAAAATTGCTGGAATAAAAGCAAGTGTAATTACTGCTCTACCAGTTTGCTTACCCAACATTCTTACAGTTAAGTCTGTAAGAACAACAACTAATGGGAAAGTAAATGCTGCTACAGCTAATGGACTACCAAACACATCGATCTTAAATTGCACAACATAATTGCTGATAGCAATAATAATGATATGCGCAAGCATTAATTTATATGCAAGTGCACGATCCACGCCATCTAAGATTTTGTTTAACATTTTTACTCCTTAAGGAAATAAGTATTTATGTGACATTTGCCCCTGTTGCCAATATATCACCTTCAAATACATACGTTCCAATGTGATTTAATTTAATGTTTAGATTCAAATAAATTTTTCCTCCAATATCTCTCCATGTATTACAGAAGAACCAATCCTCAGATTGAAATACTCCATCCTCATCAATATCTGTTCTGAAATATTCTGTATACCAAGAATTGTTTGCCCCAAAATTAGAAGCCCTTGCTTGAGGCAAATCAGGTTGCATCTTTTCAAATACATTTCTTGATATAAGCATAAACCCCGTACCAGAATGTCTTGCTTCAACTAAGCCCTTATTATTAGCTTTTTGTTCTGCAGTATTATCCATAAAGTTAATAACATAAGAAGAAGCATAATCTTTTAGATTAACATATGGTCCCCTTACTTGTGAGCCAACATAATTAATTCTATTCCAATCAATAAACTTCTTAGGATAAGCAGCACAAACAATATCTTCATCTGCACTTACCAATTCTCGAATAGATGTAGATGGAAAACTAATATCTGCATCAATGAACATGAGGTGTGTGCAAGATGATTTCATAAAGTAGTCGACGATATAGTTTCTTCCTCGAGGTATTAAACTTTCATTAGCAACAAAATACCAGTATGCTCCTATGCCATTGTTCCGTAGATCAAGAACATTCTCAATGATACTCGATGTATATCCATGGAAGCATTGTCCATTATACATGGGAGTGCCAATCATCACACTTTTTTCTTTTATGACTTTTGGTTTAATTGTTGTTTTAGATTTTTTCATAATTATTTACTCACCCCAAAAGCGTTTCTTATTGAGAAACCCCAATTGCTCTACAAGCAAAATTATTTCCCATGCGCGAGGTATGTAATACTCCCATTGATCTTGAGTACCACATTCTCGTTCACTTATAATGCGAGCAACATATTGAATATTTTCTTCACCTTTTATCATACTACTGAATCAGGTTCCATAGCAACAAAGTATTCAATTGACTTTGTTTCATGTTTAAAATGGAAGAATTTCTTCTTACTAATAGTAACAGAATAAGCATCCGGAATCAACTTGAAGTTTTCAACTGCCATATGACATTCAAAGTCCTCAATGCCGGGCCCAATCTGTTTATTGTAACTATTCGCAGTATCATTCTTTTTATCACCAACAGTTAAAACAACTTGTTGATTGCTACAACTTACTGAAATAGTAGGAGCTGCTGTGATTGCCGCTGCCTTCATAATCATATTAACATCTTCAGCAGTCAACTTAAACTGATAATGGTTATCAAGTTCAATGTTCTTGTCTGGTGCTGCTACAATGACATTAGCATTAGAATAAAAATACTCAAACTTACCTCCATCCTTTGAGATGGTCAAAGACTTTTCACCAAACTCTACATTCTGTTGATCCATTAGAGTCAACAATGCTAACAATGAATTTAGATCATAGATCGGAACTTCAACAGGAAAGTCTTCTGCTACAGATGCCTTGGCAAAAATATTCTTAGCAGTACTAATTGTTGATAAAATTTTACCCTTGCGAATAAGAATATTGCTGTTGATGCTCGCAAAATTCTTAAGAATTTGAATTGTTTCATTACTAAATTGCATCTCATTTTCCTTTATACTCGATGAAAATCTGTTTCTTGGTTATTATTAGTTGTTTCTGTATCATGTACATACAGCATTATTAATGCATAGTGTATAATCTTTAGTATGTCCTTCCTATTCCTTCCTTCTTTTTTCCCATATCTTTGGGAATACTTCATGATGTTACCGACAGTATGACCAATACCATGACCAGAATCAATAATGAATTCTGTAGTTTGAATTTTCCCTTGGGCGTAGTGTTCATTATAAGTTGAATCTACATATTCTTGAATTTGGGTTAAAAGTTCTTTTTCATTGTATTTGTAATTAATATCTTTCATAATTTTCTCTCATGCTTTGTATCATTAACTCTTCAATATTACAATTAGGAATCCATTCTAAAATATTTTTACATTTTTCTAAACTGCCTAGAGCGAACTTATTGACTTCTTTTTCTATTACAGATCTGTTCAATGGATAACCATGAAACAATTGTTGATAAGTATTCCAATAATTTTTCGGTTGTTCATATGTGTAATTCAACTTAGTGTTAAAAGCTTTTTCTGCATATTGAATAATATTTTTCACTGAGGTTAAAGTTTCGGTGCATACATTAAATATTTCATTAGAAATATTTTCTTTTTTAAGGCATTGTTCTATACATTTAGTAACATCATTAGCGTGGATATAGTCTCTAACTTGATCACCGTTTGAATAAAATGTAATTTTTTCTTTATTCTTATGTTGTTTAACAATATAATTTATTAAAGGGGGAGTTATTCTATGGATATCTTGTCTTGGTCCAAACACATTGAAAAATCTTAATGTTACTACATCCATATTATAATTGCTATTGTATGACAAAACTATATCTTCCATCAATTTTTTTGATAATGGATAAAATAATCTAGGATTAACTTGTATTGTTTCCTTGAAAGGCGCGTCTGAAACATTATTGTTCTCATAAATCGCAGATGTACTTGCAACTATTACTCTTTTAATCATACATTTTTTGGCAGCATCTAGCACTGAGGCTGTGCCTGCAACATTTACTTGAAAACATTCATTTGGATTACTTTCACATGCGGGTAATGATGATATAGCAGCTAGATGTATTATATTTTCTACATTATATTTTTCAATAGATTTAACTAAAAGTTCATTATCTCTTATATCACCAACAATCAATTCACAAAATTTTTTACCATTTTCCTCAAGATTTGATAGATAACCATTATTTAAATTATCAAATCCAATAACTTTATAGTTTTTGTTTATTAGTTGTAATGCTAACGTAGAGCCAATTCCTCCTGCTGCTCCTGTAATTAGTATAGTCAAATCATTTCCCCTAAATTATCAGCATCTCTTTTCAGGTTAATAGCAATAGCAGTAGGATATGGGTTGGTTTTAGCATAATCATTTATTATTATTCTTTTAGAATGATGGATACCCATGATTAAATCACAATCAACAAACCCAAGTTCATCTAACATAGATCTGGTAACTTGTCTATATTTTTCAGGTCTAGCAGTACAAAATATAATTTTACACCCTTCACTTTTTTTATTTAGTAATACTTTAACATTATTTTCTAATGCCTCATATCCATTATTATACCCTTCTTTAGACACTAATATAGTACCATCTATATCACAAAAATATGTAGGTTTATTATTATATTCATACCAATCTTCTATAGTACCTACATCAATAAAATCTTCAACTTCACTTTCAAAAAATACAGTGCCTGACGAAATCAAATAATCAATTATATTGGAAACAAATATTTCCTTAGTTAAATTATCTTTTAAATTATCAAATGCGTCTAAAAAACTTTGAGCGGTTTTAAATTGATATCCGCCGACACAAAAATGATTGCTCACTATACTTTTTTCTACAACACAATTTATAATATTTTGATTATTTGATACAGTATAACTTTTAGCTCCAGCGGTCTTTATATTAGGATGTTTAGATAGTTTAGCAATATAGATAGCATTACCTTCAATCTCTGTTGTCTTATAAAATCCATCGCAGTCTTTTACTAATAACTGTTCTTGTAAATTAATATTTCCTTTTTTTATAGCTTGGTATACTGTATCAGCAGGGCCTAAAGTCGGATTATCTAGTATAACTAAATTAATTTTGTTTCCAAACTTTTCTTTAAGTTCAGAACTGACTCCATATTTTATTTCATGATCTTTTAATATTACTATAGTTACGTTATGTTTACCTATATAATGCTCAGCTGCCTTTTCAATCATTAACTTTGCAGAATAATCAGTAAGTAGATATTTTGGTCTTACACCTGGAAATCTAGATGATGCACCAGCACAAGGTATAATCACTTCCATAATTTTTTTATCTCGCTTGTTAAAAAATTTCTATCTATTATATTTTTAGTGTACGGTAAAACTCTTAATAACATTAATATAAGTATATTATCATTATTAAAATGTTCATATTTAGATAGTGAATCTACTAAAATTTTTAATTTTGAATCTAAATATACGTTATCATTACGTATAAACCATTTACATGTAATATCTTGTCTTAATTTTGCAAGATCAAACACATATGAGTCATACTCGCTGGTTAAAGGATCTATCAACATAAAATCTTTATTTTGCTGATACAAAATATTTTCTAATGTTAAATCTCCATGATATTCAGAAGAAGGTAACTTTTTTGGCAACCTATCTATTAATTGTACTTTGGAAAAAGGTAGGTCATATTCTTGTAAATTTATTTTACTTAATTTCTCATAATATACGTTTGAATAATCTTTTAGTACTATTTTAGTCTGTAGAGATATAATAATCTTGTCTATAAATTTTACAAGATTTAAAACATCTTTTTTCTCTAAATATGTTTTCATATCTAGATGTTCGATATATTCCATAATATAATGTTTGTCATTATAAGTAATTATATCAGGAAGGGGTAAATTAAGACACTTTAAAGAATTTATTCTTTCTATATTTCTGGACACATCCCCTGTTTTTCTTACATATATTTTATTATCTATTTCAATAAGTTCTACTATACTTAAAGAATTACCTATAAGTTTACGGATAACTTTCACTAACTAACTCGTATTATTTAAAATACCTATGATAATAATTACCATGCCAATGGAAAGATGTGTGATTTAAAATAAATCCTCTTCTATTTACATACTCTTCTATATCTGAATTATCTATATATGAAAATTCTCCTGATAATTCCATAAATTTTTTGTTATATTGTTCCAAACTATTTGAACTGTTAATTAATAATCTATAGTTATTGTCAGAAATATCTAAATATTTTAGAATGGTATCTTTACTCATTATAAAATGATGGTCATTCAATGCATCATGATGCTTCTCATATACACCAAGGGGGAAATCTAAATTCCATTTATTTTCCTCTCGTAAACTATGAACTATATCCAATGATGTTCTGAAATCTTTACCCAAACAAAATCTATTCCAATCTCCCCAATACAGAGGAGGAATATAAGTTCCCCCATCTAAATATTTATCTACATTATTTAAAATAAACAGATTATCATGCCTAGTTTTAATAATAAAATCAAATTCTATACCATCATTTACAATTTTTTTTACAGCTTCTAGTAAATTATAATGAGTAAAAGGTAATGCGTTATTTTTTGCTAATGCGTATTTGGTATTATCTTGTTGATTGAATACGAAATACTTATCTATTTTATCTTTTATTTGATTATCAAAGTCAACAAGATCATAATCAAAACTATTAATCCTACCCGATTCTAAACAAATACTATTCTCAATCTTAGGAGCCCAAGTTGATATAATTGTGGTTACATCATGATTGGAAAAACATTGTTTTAATTCTTGCAGATTAAAAATTACATTATCTAAAAAACTTGTTTGAGATGTGTGCCCCTCAGATTTATATCTGATAGCACCAACTGATAGTATAATTATTTTTGCCATTAAATTAAAGTATCTATAGTTTCGAAAATATTTTTTGTTGCAGTAAATCCTAATTTTTTTATTTTAGAATTATCCATATACATGGATTTAACTTGTATTTTAGAATGAAATTCTTTAGGTGGAATAGCAATAATATTAGATTTACTATTAATTTTGTCTTTAGCATAATCAATAATTAATTTAAATAGTACTGGTTCTCCAAACCCAATATTAAAAATTTCGTTAGTATTGCCTTTATTAATAACTAAATTTATTGCTGATACAACATCGTCGACATGCATATAGTCTCTGTAGAAATTACCAGAATCATAAAGTTCAATATCTTCGTTATTTTTTAATTTTTGTATAAGAAATTGTAAAGCATTTTTCTTAGCAGATACTTTTTCATCAGTATTTCCAAGAACATTGCAAAGCCTCATAATTCTATATTTTATACCAAATGTTTCACAGTATGAGATTAGCAAATCTTCAGCAGTTTTCTTAGTAATAGAATAGAATCCTTTAGGATTGCAAATGCTATTTTCAGTTGCTGGCATATCTGTATTACCATACACGAACCATGAACTTACAAAATTAAAAGTAAAATCCGAATTAAATTTATTTCTCGCATTGTCGAGAACTTTTATTAATGTGACTAAATTAGTATTAATATCTAAAAGAGTATCGTCGAATACATGATAATTATGTACTGTACTAATTAGATATAGAATATTATTAGTTATCGGATCAAGATTATTTCTTTCATTTACTTCGCAGACAAATCTTTTACTATATTCTTTTCCTATAAACCCGTTACCGAATAAATTAAGCACTCTTCCTCCATGGATAACTATAGTTATATCGTTGTTCCATTATATGATTCCCATGTATAAAGAACTCAGGTTTAACAGAATCTTCTCTATTTCCTGCTCGGTAATTTACCGTATAATTTCCAGACACAGTACACAATATATTATTATGTTTTAGTGTATATGTCAATATTCTATCTACTTCAGGTTGTTCATTTGGATGTCTTGCGCGCCTATACCAAAGCTGAGATAATTGCAATGCTATTTTTTTAGGTAAAAAGAAACAATTTACATCTACAAAATAATCTCCTAGTACCGATTCCCAATTACCAAGACTCTCACAATCATCGTTACAAATATAATTACCTTTCATATCAGTAATTTTTCTCAAAGCACAAGCCCAACCATCACCTACACAATTAATAAGACTTTCTACATGATTTGTATCAATCCAATTATCTTCATCTAAATAGATAATGAAGTCTCCCTTAGCAAAATACGTGCATCCTCCATATATTCTATGCCCATTATATTGTTCTGTACCTGTAGCATATGGTAAAACTAAAACATCATTATCTTCTATAATATATTTTTTAGCTTTTTTGTAATGATGTTTCCCATCTATTACAACTAAATGTTGAATATTTTTATATGTTTGACTAGCAACTGAGGCAATATTTTGTTCTAAATATTTTGTGCCCGTAGTTGCGGTAATAATAGTAACAATTGGCTGATCCATCACATTACCATATAAAATTTTGTTTATACCAATCTATAATTAATTTTAAATCTTTATCAAACGACGCATTAGGTTGCCATCCTAAATTTCTAAGTTTATTGTCATCAATCGCATATCGTACATCCTGCCCTGGTCTTACTTCAGATTTATCTAAATAGTTTTCATAGTCTACATGACCAAAAAAGTTATTAATTATTTTCCTTGCTACAACAATATTTTGTTCTTCATAGTTACCGGAAATATTAAAAATTTCATTAGTAATTTTTGAATCAATTATTTTGAGAATAGCATTTGCAGTATCTTCAACTGATAACCATGTTCTTCTAGGAAGTCCTTTATCATGTAAAACTATTGGTTTTCCTAAGGTTAAATTTTTACAGGCTTTAGGTATAAATTTTTCAACATATTGACCAATACCATAGTTATTGGTTGGTCTTACTATAACATATGGAATATCATATGTTCTTGCCCAAGCAAGAACAAGCATGTCAGCTGCTGCTTTTGTTGCTGCATATGGATTACTAGGCTTTAATAAATCTTTTTCTATATGAAATCCTATTTCAATATCCCCATATACTTCATCTGTACTAAAATGAAATAGAATAGGTCTTCTAGATTTAGGTTTTAATTTAATGAGCTCTAATAATCTATGTACACCATTTACATTACTTTTCAAAAATACATCTGAACTTTCTATGCTGTTATCTACATGAGTCTCGGCTGCTGTATTGATTATATAATCGCAGTCATATAATGAAGTTAAATCATTAATATCTTGAACTGTAAATTTAAAATGTTGGCCATAACTATTTAAGCTATCTAAAAGATTTAAATTGGCAGCATATGTACATTTATCTATACCATGGACATACCATCCCCTTTCTAGGCATGCTTTCGCTACATGATATCCAATAAACCCTAAACAACCAGTAACGTAAACAACTTTTTTCATTTGTAAGACCATAGTCCTTCCTCAAGCCCAATTAATTTTAAATTAATTTTATCAAGTGTATTACTATTCCCAATATAGTTATTTCCTATTTCTTTTATTAAATAATTGTCTTGGCAATTTAAAACCTTACTTAATAATGATAGCTGTTCACTTAATTTTAATTTTTTATTATATACACAATGTACATCTTTTATTAGATTATTATTGTAGATATAATAATCTAAAACCTTTAAAAAATCTTTGATATAAAAATTATCAAAATATTTATCTGAAATTTCCAGTAATTCATTCCCAATAGATTTTTTATACTTACTAAAAATTCTAAACTCAGGTTCGTTTATTCCAAAACACCCATATAGTCTCAAAGTATAAAATTTATCTAAATTATCGCAAAATCTAGATATTATATTTTTAGATATAGCATAAGAACTAGATGACGGAATATTTTCCCAAACAGATTGTGCACTATTCAATTCTATTCCGGAACCTAAATTTATATATTTTTTAAAATATTTAGAAGCATTTACAATATTACTAAATAAAACTAAGTTATTAGTAATATCCTCTGTCTTAGTTAGATTAACGTTTTCCTTACCACCATAACTTATACAATTAATTACTATATCGGGGGTTTCATTTTTAATAAAATTTAAAATGAAATTACTGTCTAATATATCTATTCGTTTCGGGGATAATATAGTATGTTTATCTAAATAATAACTAGTTATATTAGAACCAATAAATCCAGTACTACCTAATACTAGTATTTTCATATACTTTATTTAACTCTTCTTGGTATTCTAAATCATCCATAAAAGGATACATGTCGTCTAGTCCAGGTTGAACTTTATTTCCATTTACTTGTTTGAACATTTGTGTTGGTATTATTTCTTGATCATCTTGACATAATACTTTCACAATTTTCGGCAAAGATGTATTAATCAGTGTATGTATTTTTTCGTTTAGTGTATTTTTTAATGATATTGTGTCAAATTCTAAATTAAATAAATTTGCTGTTTGATATAAATCTACTAATCTTACACCTGTTTGCGGACTTACACCATATACTCTATTATCAAAAAATTTCTTCTGTGTGTTTTTTATACTTAAATAACCGTTATTATCTAATACAAAAATAGATATCGGCAAATTATGATGTTTAATAACAGAAAGCTCTTGTAAATTAGAATTGAAACTACCATCACCTGTTACAACAATTATATGTTTATTCGGATTAGATTTAGATACACCGACAGCACCTGGTACTGAAAATCCCATATCTGCCTGAGAGGCGGAAAATATAAATCTTTGATCTTCTTTACATTTTAAATTTTGCGGCAGAGCATATGATGGAGAACCAGCATCAGTTATAACTATATGATTATTACTCATAACTGAACTAAGAGCTTCTATAAAAGTGTAAATATTTAAGGCATAATCATTATCATTATAATTATCAGTGAATACTGGCCATTTATTTTTCCAATATAAACAGGTATCGGCCCAGTTATTTCTTCGTTTCAATATAGAATTCATTAAAAAAATCCCTAATATCTAAATTATATACTTTATTTAATTCTATTATATTTTTAAAAGTTTCATTAGAATCAATATCTATCATCATTTTGATTGAATTTGGTGAAAATTGAGATTCATCATATCCTAAATGAGTAGCATTTAATGAACATCCTAGTATAAATAAAAAATCACAATGTTGCATTGCGAAATTTGCTGCTCTAGTTCCCTTAATACCTATAGCACCTAAATTTAATCTATGGTCGAAAGGAAGAATATCTCTACCAAGATAAGACGATACATAAGGAATATTATGATATTCTATAAAATTTTTAAATTGCGTTCTCGTATCACTTAAATGTATTCCATTTCCTGCTAATACAATAGGTCTATTACTTTGTTCTAAATAACTAACGAAAGTTTCATATACTGACGGGCATCTATTATGAATTATTTTATCAGTATATTCTTCACATACTTCAGGCATAGTTGCTACCTGTATATCACTAGGTATATCCAACCATACTGGACCTTGTCTACCTGTGGTTGCTAAAGCTATAGCTTTTTGTAATTCATACTTAACATTACTAACATCCTCAATTACTGCAGCGTATTTAGTTATCGACTTAACACTATTAACTATATCATGTTCTTGTACGCCATATTTTCTAATATTTACGTTTTTGGTTTTGTTTATATAATTAGATGTATGTTTTAATCTTACGTTGCCTGATAGAAATAATACTGGTGTGGAATCTTGCCAACTATTAAGTAAAGGCGTCATACAATTAGTTCCACCACATCCGGTGGTAGGATTTACTACTGATAATCTATTAGTACTTTTAGCTTCCGCATAAGCAGCATATCCTGCTCCTTGCTCATGATGAAAGCAAACATATTCCAATTTACCATTTTTAATAAAACCATCATTAAGACCAGATGCTCCTCCTCCCATTAAACCGTAGATTTGCCTTACACCATAGTCATAAAGATATTCCGCAATAAAATCACATACTCTCATACAAATAAACTCATGAATTGATCTACAATATTACCTATATATGCTACTTGTTCTTCAGTGATAACCGGGCTTGTCCCATGAAAATACGTATTTGTCATTACATAGGTCGCAATAGGATAATTATTTTTTGCATCCATAGGATTCATTAAGTGACTATATGCAGGTTGAAGCATAATGTTTCCTGCAAAATATGGTCTTGTCTGAATTAAATTTTGTTCTAAATAATCTACAATATCTGTTCTACTAAAAGGCGAACCTTTTCGAATTGTTATTGGAAAGGCAAACCAACTAGGATCGCTACCAGGTTGAGGCCTAGGTAAATGAAAGTATTCTTCATATTTCGAATATACATTAAACAATAAATTATAATTACGTTTTCTCAGTTTGTCAATAGTATCTAATTTTTTAAGTTGTTCTAAACCCATAGCAGCTTGAGCTTCAATAGGTTTGAGATTATATCCAATTTCATCATATACATACTTATGATCAAAAATTTCTCCTTGCATACAAGGAATCCATTCAGAAAATCTTTTTCCACATGACCCACAAATTAACTTATTTGCTTCAGGGCCTACACAATAACAACCTCTACCCCATTCTCTAAAAGATCTTGTAATAACTTCAGTGTCATAATCTTTACAAGCGACGAACCCACCCTCACCCATAGTCATATGATGAGCGGGATAGAAAGAACAAGAAGCCATATCTCCATATGACCCAAGTTCTCTGCCTTCAAAAGTACTACCTAATGCGTCACAACAATCTTCAAGTAAAACCATATTGTATTTTTTAACAAGATCCATTACCCAATTCATATTAGGAGGATTTCCTAGTACATGGGCAAATGTAATTACTTTAATATCATGTTGCTTAATTAATTCTTCTGCTTTAGTTAAATCTAGATTTAAGGTATCAATTTCTATATCTACAAATACTGGTTCAAATCCGACCTGTAGTGTAGGATTCAATGTCGTAGGAAATCCTGCGATCGGCATTAAAACCTTAGTTCCTTTAGGAAAATTATATCCTCTCTTAGATGTAAGTGTTGACATCATAAGCAAATTAGCACTAGAACCAGAATTAGTTAATACACCGAAATCTTTCCCGAAATATTTTGGAAATATTTTTTCAAATTCACGGGATTTATCGCTCATGGCTAACCAACCCCCTAGGAGGCTATCCACAGCCGAGACTATTTCTTTTTCATCAAAAAACGGACCAGCATAAAATACTGTGTCTTTACCCGCTGTCCATTGTTTAATAGAATTTTTTTCTGTGAGATATTTAGCAATATCATTTAAAATAAGTTGTTTATTCATTTTTACCAATATGCTTGATTAGTTTCTAAATAATTATAATTATTTTTTTGTTGGGCGTGATCTGATAATAAAGGGAAAATCCAATGTTCATTAAACATTTCTCTCCATCTAGCATAATGCCCTTCACTCAACCATCTTTTACCAATTAAACCAAAAAATAATTGAAGTACACCGCCTGTTTGGATTCCAATTTTGCCTCTTGATTTAGCATGTGTGCAATATAACGGAGCAGATGTTGAGCAGCCAGCCAATAAAATATCATAGTCATATGTGTCAATAATTCCTTTAATATGTTCTACACATTCTAACCAATCGTTAAATTTTCCATACTGCCTATTATCAACGTTCGGATGATACGGAGAGTGAATAACATCTACTAATTTAAAAGGAGCAATTAAATTTTTATTATTTCCCCACACTTTATCAATTTTTTTCCATTGATGTTTTATAGAATCTAAATGTGTAGATATAACTAATACCTTTTTATCTTTCAAATGGGATGTCCAAGGATCATCAACTTTTCCAAAATGTGATAGACCTAGTAATGCCCCAGGATCCATTACTAAATAATTATGATTATTACCAGCAAAAATTACTTTATTGGTATCAAAATTATTTAAAAAATTTCCTCTTAGAATATCACCTGAAATATCAACGAATCCTAAAATGTCAGAATCATGCATAGATTTGTACATCTCAGGTACTATTCTTTGATAATAAAAATCACCATCTATAGGATAAATACCGCCTTCTATAAAGGTCAATTGATTAAAAAATTGAGCTACAGGCATTTCTTTTTTGTTAAAACAATCAAGAACATACCCTATAGTATTATCCATTCTCAAAATAGATGCAGGATCACCTTTATCTATTTTTTCCCCTATTAATGAATTTATATCATGAAAATCTAGTATCATTTAAACTCCATAATAATCTGCTAATCTTTCTCTGTCCATTTTAATAAAATAAAATGCCTTTTGAATATCCTCAGGTAATGAATTATACAATTGTATCATTTCCTGTTCTGCCTGTTCAACATTATATCCTGAACCTTTAGGATGTTTGACGGTATGGTTATAGTCTCTAATAACTGGATATTTGTTTAGATATGAAATAGCGGAATACACTAAATCAAAACTCCAACCAATTTGATAAGGTTCAAAATTTATTTCTCTGTCTTTAGAGATGTCAATGATATCCTTATTGATAAACCAACAAGAACAATCAGTACTAGCAACCATTTTTAGATTTGGATCTTCAAGCTGCAATCTATCTACATCAGTCTTCGATGCATCATACCATGTATAATCTATATTAGGAGCATACAAACCCCATTCATATTTGTCGTAGTATTTTAGAGCATCATCTATTAACTTCTGCCAATTATCATATGACACATCTGCTTGTATATGAAAAAGAAAATCAGAATCAAATAATTCAGTAGCTTTTAACATCTGTGAAGTAAAGAAACTTTGCTCACCAATATGGTACCAATTATCATAGTGAGTATAAGAATCATCACTATTAATAACTGTAGTTTCTATTCCAATTTTTTCAAATTGCTTTATTTTATCCAACGTATTATTATGTTGGCCTTTCCAATTAAAAATAAAGGTTTGTATTTTCATCGGTAGTCTCTTTTCTGATACACTATTGCATCGAACCAATTTAAGAAATTATTTAATAAAATGTAAGATGGCGCAACATCTGCACTAAATGCTGGTTGCATAAGCATATTATTATATAATTCTTCGTCATTATCTAATTTGCTTACTACATCTACTACCTCATCGAAAGACATATAATTATGGCAATTAATAAAAGCTTTTGAATTAAAATCTGCTTCTATAAGAGGGTTGCCCCAGTAGATAGGAATAGTACCAGCATAAAAAGCGTGAAGAATTTTTTCAGTAACATACCCTGGATACGTCATACTTTCAAAACAAATATTAAATTTTCTTGTGGATAAGAATTCTATCTTACTAGCTTCTGTTGGTAGATCAATATCTACATTTTTAAATAGCTTTCCACCTGCATCTACTCTTTTATATTTAGATAAAAGTTTAAAAAAATCATTACGTTGTGAACAATTAGGATTACCTACTACAAAAGAAGCAAAAGCGTTTTTATCTTCTATATCAGGATCAAAGATATAGTTATAATTGTATTTTGTCTTGTGAATATTTTCTAATGACCACATATAGATGACAAATAAAGGTAATCTATAATGCCAATTGTTAAAGTTGTGATCGAAGCTAATTGCATAATGACAATCAAAATTCTCTGGGCGCCTATTTTCACCAGTATAAAATATTTTTATACAATCCTTTTTGGAAAAATTTTTATTATTTGTTCCAAAGTTATCATCACCAAATAATAAGAAATCAGGTGATTCATTGTCTATTTCTACATCATAAAGAGAACTAAGTATAGATACGAAAAATAGTTTAAGGTGATCATGAGTATCAGTAAATCCGATTTTCAATTTTTTCATATTATTAAATTAAAGAATATTTAAGTTTTGGGCTGGATTTTATTTTACTTACTAAATCGAAGTTGAATGTGTTTGACCAATTAGATGCATTAAGTAAATTGCTTGAAGGACATCCTATATTTAATATAGAATTAGAACATATTACATAGTTTTTAAGTATATCAATACACAATTCTCTAGATACTCGGGTAAATAAAAAATAACCCTGTTTAGTACTTTGAATACAATTCACTAATCTAGGATCATTAAGACTATTTATTAAAGTCTCAGCTATATTAAAATCATCACCAACAATGTAAATAGGACACTTGTTATTTATTAATTTCAAATCTTGCTTTATAATATCATAAGGTACTTGTATACTTTCTTGCACAAACTTATCCCCACCTCGAACAAATATAACACCATAACTACTTGTGGGTAGATCAACTATATTTTTTGCTAAAAATTGTTTAGTAGATTTCAATATACTTAGGTACTTGTTTCTTTTATAGGCAGAAAATCTTTTATATTCATCCAACGTTTTAAAAGTATAATCATATAAGTAAGTGCGCACATTATCAAATGTTATCATTGGAAGATTATTTAAATTGAAATCTGATAATAATAAAAAGTTATTTGAATACACTTCTTTAAAAGACAAATCATAAGGCCACCAATTCGCTAGATCATTTATAATAACCTTTTTACCCGAACGATAACCTGCAAATTCGGCAGAAATAATATTTTCTATAATAGAAAACCAACCAGACACTCTAGGGGTATATACAATATATTCATCATTACTTAGTTCTGGATTTTTTATCTTAGTATTTAAAGTTGTTTTAAAACTATATTCCTTATCATTTATATTTAAATAAGTTTTACTAAGATTATAACCTAGACAAGATAATAATTCTTCAGTATCCAAATAATTAAGTGTTGAATAAATTTCTTTTAAATGTGTATTAGTAACATTTAAAAAACTTTGTTCATCTATATATCCCCAAAAGTAAAACTTAGAGAGAATAAGTAACATACGAGATGTTTTATATTTTATAAATAACTCTTTTGCTTTATCCACATCTGATTTTTGAATCATCCCTTTAGTAGAATGAAGCACATTTCTAAATGCTATGTACTCATTCCAAAATTCTTGAGATTCAGACGGGTGTTGGTAGATACTAAATTGAATCATAGTGATGAATTATTCTTATACCATTTTAATGTTTTTACCAAACCTTCTTCTAGGGTGGTACTAGCTTTCCATCCTAATTTATTAATTTTAAAAACATCTAAAACCTTTCTAGGAGTTCCGTTTGGTTTAGATGTATCCCAAACAATTTTACCCTTAAATTTAGTGAGTCTAGCAATTAGTTCAACCAGTTCTTTTATAGAAATATCTTCTCCGGTTCCTAGATTTAAAAACTGATTATTGTTATACTCATTCATTAAAAATATACAACCTTCAGCCATATCATCAACATATAAAAATTCACGTTTTGCTGATCCATCACCCCAACATATTACTTCATCTTTTGCGTTGATAAACTTATTAATTAACGCAGGAATAACATGTGAAGAATTTAAATCAAAATTATCATTAGGCCCATATAAATTAGTAGGCATACATGAAATAAAATTACTACCATATTGTTTATTGTAGTATTCACACATCTTCATGCCAGAAATTTTAGCTATTGCGTATGCTTCATTAGATTGTTCTAAATAATCAGATAATAGATATTCTTCCTTTATCGGTTGTTGAGCAAACTTAGGATAAATGCAGGAAGAACCTAAAAATAATAATTTTTTCACTTTATATACGTGAGAAAAATTAATAACATTATTTTGTATCATTAGGTTATCATAGATGTAGTCTGCAGGGTATGTTGCATTATCTAATATTCCCCCAACTTTCGCTGCGGCTAAAAATATATATTCTGGTCTATGATAATTAAAAAAATCTTTTACTGATTCTTGATTTCTTAAATCTAGCGTAGAGCTTTTTATGGTAAGTAAGTTACCATAACCTTTACTTTTTAAATTACGAACTATGGCAGAACCTACTAATCCATTATGGCCTGCTACAAAAATTTTACTATTCTTATCCATTTAAACACATATCCTCAACTAAAGAATAAAAATCATATCTAGGTTGCCACCCGAGTTCTTTTCTAGCTTTACTAGAATCGCCTAACAGTTGTTCGACTTCAGCTGGTCTAAAATATCTTTTATCTACAGCAATAACAGTTTTACCTGTAACCTTATCTATACCGACTTCGTTAGTTCCTTCACCTTCCCACTCTATAATCATATTAAAGTAGGAAGCACACGCCTCAGCAAACTGACGTACACTGTACATTTTACCTGTTGATATAACATAATCTTGTGGAGTGTTCTGTTGAAGCATTAACCACATTGCTTCTACATAATCCTTAGCATGTCCCCAATCTCTTTTGGCATTTAGATTACCTAATAAAACAGGGTTATTAGTTTTACCTTGATGAATATTACGCAAGCCTTGAACTATTTTTTGTGTAACAAAATTATGTCCCCTTCTCGGAGATTCATGATTGAATAAAATACCAGAACAAGCAAACATATTGTAAGCTTCTCTATAATTTTTTACGATCCAATAACCATATAGTTTAGCTACCCCATAAGGAGATCTTGGATAAAAAGGAGTTTCTTCCGTTTGTGGGACTGCTTGCACTTTGCCGTATAATTCAGATGTGGATGCTTGATAAATTTTTACATCATTTGCCATATCCAACATTCTAACTGACTCTAAAATCTTAAGGGTTCCGAGTGCGTCTACATGCCCAGTATATTCAGGAGTTTCGAAAGAAACTTGAACATGACTTTGTGCCGCAAGATTAAAAATTTCTGTCGGTTTTTGTTTCTTTATAATATTCATTATGGTTAATGAATCAGTTACATCACCATAATGTAATTTAAAATTTGGATCATTATAAAGATGGTCTACTCTATTGGTATTAATAGATGAACTTCTTCGTATCATACCATGAACAAGATAACCTTTGCTCAAAAGAAGTTCTGCTAGATAAGACCCGTCTTGGCCCGTCACCCCAGTTATAAGTGCTGTCCTCATTAATATTTCCTATCGTAATCTAATACCATCCATCTATTATCATTCCAGCGACAGTTTATTTGCGTATCATGCTTAATCATTATGTTATGAAAAAACATTGGACAACTTACTTTTTCCCAAAGTGAATCAACTAGACATTGAAAGAAACTACCAACTGCATGTATTTCAGAAGCATTTACTATTAGATCATAAAATTCAAAAACATTATCTGTTATGCCAGGGACAATATTAATTACAGGCAATCCCTTATTTTTTGTAACTTGTTCAATTTGCAACGGGTATCCTGTAGATGTTTGACTACTTGTGTTATGTACTAATATATAGTTACCGCCTTTACTTAGTTCATTAAGTATTTTTTTAGAATTAGCAGTAGACCCTGGTAACTTACATTTTGTATATCTATATGAAAAGTGCATCCCAGCTAGTTCATAAAATTGCCTATCAAAATTAGTTGGAACATTTACATATTCTAAATTACCCTGACTATTTTGTAGTAATCTTCTTGGATAATAAAGATAAGGATCGGCAATACTTACCATCTCAGCATTTTCCTTTTCTCGTATTTCCTGTAAAAGATGCATACCATTACGAGTAATGTCTATATCAGGTAACATAACGGGTTTAATTTTAGGAAAATTATCATATAAAGCAACTATTGAAGTATTAAGCATTTTTATATGAGGAACTAAAACTAAATCATATTGTTCAGTGAACGCATGCGCCATACCATTAGTTATAATATGATCACCTAATCCGGTATGAGTGTGAAGTAATAATTTTTTCATGGCAGCTTCCAACCTGTTTTGTCTAATCTATGTTTAGGGGCAACTAACATATTTTGCCAATCTAAAATATGATAAGAATACTCTGTAAGGTCTTTTAATTCATTTTCAATATTTTCCTTACCAGCCATGTTATATTCTATCCAAATCCATGGTTTATATTTTTTAATAGTTTTTATAGCGCCTCTTAATGCCTCACATTCAAACCCTTCTACATCTAATTTTAAAAAATCTAATCTAGGAAGTTTCATTGAATCAATAGTTATAACTTCAGCAGTACTATATCTTAGGTAAGGTACTTCAGAACTTACTTTATCTTTAGAAATAGTTACCATACCATAATCTGTTTTTTCACTATAATCTACATCTGAAATCTGAGCAACAAAATTAGAACTGCCTATGCCAAGATTATGTAAAAATACATTACGTAATTCGTTTAATGCAATAGTACCACCAAGAGCATAGAATAATTCTTTTTGAGGTTCAAAAGAAATTATTCTAGTATTTTTTTCCTTTACTCTTTGTGCAACAGGAATAGAAAAGAAACCAATATTGGCACCTCCATCTATAATAATAGAATTATCTTCCAAAGTATCAACGACTGCAAAGATATTGTTTAGCTCTTGTTCTATATGTGTTTGACCAGTTTTAAGTAATGCTGTAGCCGGATCAATGGTCGGAGGACCAGGAGTATAGTTTCGTGGTATAATAAATCTACCATAGATTGAATCTAATACTATAAAATTATCTAATTTGTTCATACTCACCTATATATTGTAGTATTTATAATAGGCAAAAGGGCACTCTGTGCCCCTTTGTTACTTTAGGATAAATCAGAAAGGTATTTCTTCATTCAAATCTTGAGGAGCAGCTGCTGGTGCTTCCTCTGCTGGTGCTGGGTCATACATCTTCTTATACAAATCCATAAAGGCATTCTTTGTGTCTGAGTCAAAACGATTGATACAAAGATTAATTGCCTTTTCCTGATCGTTGAACACTCCATATGCTTTGACAATATGCACTAGGCGCCTAGTGGAAATAATCTCATCAATAGCACCTTCAACATATGTCTTGCGAATAATCTCCGCCCATGATACTAACTTATCTGCAAATTCCTCATCAAGACATTTAAAGTGTTCCATGTTATTGATAATGATCTTGCGCTCGGTAACTGCTGAAGGATATTCTTGTTCAACAGTGATCGGAAAACGCTCAAGAAATGCCTCGTCAAGAATTTGTGCTGCAATATACTTGCCGTCCTCATTGCCTCGACCTTTAGTGTTCGCCGTTGCAATAATATTGAAACCCTTAGCAGGAGTAATTACTTCACCATTCTTTTTATTGAAGTATGCTTTGCCTTCAAGAATACCTTGAATACACATTAACTTGTTACTACCTCGGTCAATCTCATCCAACAGTAGAATAGCACCTCGACGCATTGCCGTAATTACTGGACCTTCACGGAAAGTTACATTGCCGTCAATCAACGTGCTACCACCTACAAGGTCATCCTCATCTGTTTCAATACTAATGTTAACTCGAATACACTCACGCTTTAGCTTAGCACAAATTTGTTCGACCATAGTAGTCTTACCATTACCTGACAATCCAGTAATGAAGATAGGATAGAATGATTCATGCTTGATGATTGATTCTAAGTCTCTATAGAAACCAAATGGTACATAAGTCTCATCTTTATGTGGAACAAGATTATCTACTTCTGTTAGAAGTTTCTTTTGACGAAGGGGAACTACTGCGGCAGCTAGAGCTACGGCTTCTACAGGCTCAGCTTTAACCGCTACGGGGGAAGGATTGGACTCAATTTCACTAATGTTCAAATTAATTTGTCCTCGATTATGACGAAACTCTGCGCCATTGATCAACCAGTTAGGTACAGGAATATTAATAGATTTAGCATAAGCAATAATATCTTTGCGCGCTACGATGTTACCAAACTTAGCGCTAAGATCGGAAATAAGTTGTTTCTTCTGTGTGTCTGTAACTTTACGCATGATATAGTCCTTGGGTTATCAATAACTAATTATATATTGTATTGAACAAGCGGTCAAGCAATTTCTGCAATAAACTTGTTCAAAAATACTCTGTTCACTAATTTACGCTTTTGATTTTTCAAAAATGCTCGCATTAATTCTCGTTTGTTCTTACCATCACTCTCAATCTTATCCTCAGCAACTTCTAAATCTTTTGCATTAACAAGAAAGTATTTGTTGTATCCAACATCAGAAAGATCAAAAAACTTTTCTTTCTTGATTGAAGAAACCACACTCTCAATAGGTAACTGGTCTTTACCATTACTTTCCAAGAATGTTTGTATAGTGCCTCTATGTAATCTATTCAAGATATAAAAACCAACTAGATTAGCATCACATCTTTCCTTTAACATTCTCAGCAAAGCATGAGTAACGGTTTCACCTGGATGAGCAATACCGACAATGCCTGATTTTTTATCGGTCAATACCAAATGATATCGTTTTGATTTTGCCTCATATTCAAAATAACTTCTATTAGTATTTCTAACAACACAATTGGTAGCATTACCTTCTCCGTCAGACAATACAATAAAATTAATAATGTCTAACTTATGAGAAACTTTAAAATCTTGAACAAGATTTTGCGCAACTACTAATGCTTCATTCAAAGGTGTTCCACCTAAAGCCAAATGTTTTGGAATCAAATTGAATAATGTACGTCTAAGTTCATAACTAAGATTCATTTTCTGTCCAGTAGCATAATCTCCAACTCTATAAATTTTGGCTACCTGCAAAAGTCTTTTCTGTGCTTCATTATAAGCACTAACTGACATTCTATTATTCATCAATTCAAGCAAACTCAAATTATACGAATCAAATATTACTGCATTGTTTACTTTAGGGAAAAAATTCTCATTTCTTTCTGCTTCTACTCGTTTACGAGGAAGATCTGAAAACGCATATACTGCGAAAGGAATATTAGTTTTCTTACAGAAGTCTGCGAGAATCAAAGTCTGCTCAATAGTATCATCTAAATTTTCGGACATAGAACCAGACCAATCAATGAACATCACCATCCCATGGTTTTTGCCCTTAGGTATTTTAGTAACTCGTTTGAAAATATCATCTTTAAACTTATATGACCAAACTTGTTCTACATCCAACTCACCAGTTTTAGATACACTTGCTCTTGCATATTGAGATGCATTACGACGAAGTTCAAACTCTTTTACAAGATATGAAATGTATTTACTATTACGTTGTTTATATTCGTTAAGAACTTCTGTACCAGAAATGAACCCAATATCGTCGTTTAATCCCCAGCTTTTGACTTCTGCTTGAATATTATCCATTTTTTCCCACAAGGATTTTCTATAGACAAACTCATGAGGAACAATGCATTCTTTCCATTTAACAGGTAAAGCTAGATCAGCATAAACATATGGACGTATTTCATCTGAGATAAGAGATGCTTCACGTTTTCTAAAAATAGAATCGGTTAAAGATTTAGGATCCCTGCCTCGTCCACCACCCCGACGGCTTGTCTTTTTACTGTCAGGATTACCATCCTCGCCTCCTTCTCTTTCAGAGTCACCATCTATGCCTTCAGATTCATCTTCAAACTCATCATAATATTCACCATCATCATCCCAATCGCTTGAATCACCTTCTTCGTAATGAAGGTCATCTCCCATGTCGATCTCTGTCTCTTCTTTACGTTTCTCGTAAAGTTCAAGAGCAATCTGTAATACTTCATCCCATGAAGTGATATTGTTGATGCGATCTAAGTATACTTTTTCTTCATCTTTGAAGGGAGTATTGAGAAATGCCCCTAGTTTATAATGGACATTGATTCGGTCGATCAGCGGCAATCTATTGATATTGTATTTAGACAAGCCGAAGAAATCTCGCTGATGCAGATCATTGTATGCTTTGTAGAATGAGGAACGTAGACCAGGATAACGATTCTTAATAAGACGCTCAATACGAGCATCTTCAATAACATTAAGATATGATCTGAAACCTTTGGGTTGATTGGTTACAGCATGATGCCAACCCTCAGGTGGAGTTTCCCAAGCATGCCCAACCTCATGACCAACCAAAAGGTCATAAAGATCGTTGGACATATCTTTCCAAATAGGTAATACAAGTACTCTATTCTTGGGATCGAAATATGCTGTTTGGACTCGGCGATGCTGTACCGAAAGATTCTCTTGCGCTAAGAGCTTAGCAAGAACCGATTTACTATTTGCGACATTTAACATAGTGCCTCCTTAACATACCTATATTATATAGAGTATTGGCACCTTTGTCAAGAGAAATGCTAAAAATAAATGTATTTGAATTTCAACGACTTACTAAACTTCAGGTCTATTTTCTGAATTTTTGGCTATATCGACTAGAATTTTTTTGGTATATTTCTTGACAATCTTATCTTTTTTGTTCTTGAACTTCTTTATTGCCATAGCCCATTTCATAGGAGATACCCTTTTCTGAAATGTTATTCCCATCATATGATCGTATTCATGTTGAAATACTCTAGCAGTTAATCCTGATAATCTTTCTCTGATCGTCCCACTATTGATATTTTGATACTCTACTTCAATCCATATTGGTCTTCTAATATCTACAGATATACCAGGATAAGTTAAACATCCTTCGCTAAAATTTGATTCTTCTTTACTATATTCTATGATCTTAGGATTAAACACATTGAATCGAATATTGTCTAAACCCATGACGAATATTTTATAGTTAAGACCTAATTGATTAGCAGATAACCCAACTCCACCAAGTTCTTGCATCTTTTCAAAAAGAACGTTGGTTATAAACAGAGGTTCTTCTTTATCTGAAAATACATATGGCTCAGGTGGAAGATGTAGTATTTTGTCGCTAGGCGGGACTAATTTTAATAGGTCTTTTCTAATTATCATACTACCCTCGAGAAATTTTGATGCTTTTCAAATTTAAAAACAGATGCGAACTTATCTTGCAATTGATCACCCTTGTGACTAATAACAAATACGTTTGTATCTTCGCCTATAGTGCTTAGAAGATTCATGACAAATTCTGTACCATTTGCATCTAAGCTACTATCAAACACTTCATCTAATAACAACAGATTAGTAGATGCGCTATTTTTCATCTTAGCAATAGTGCGCCAAGTAAATAATAATGCAAGATCTATACGTTGTTTCTCACCTTCACTAAACGATGCATAACTAAAATCATCTCGGTGTCTTGATTTAATTGATTCGTTGAATGCTTCATCAAGTTCAAATGAGACAAAGAAGTCCATTGCAGACAAATATTTATTTACTAACTTATTAATCACGGGAAGATATTGACGAATAATTTTCGTTTTAATCCCGGTGTCCTTGAGTAATGTAGCAGCGGCTTCATAATAATACGAGTTTTCTTTGAGCTTACTTTTACTTTCATTAATTTGAAGCACTGCTTTTGCCATTTCTTTGAGTTTGTCTCTGGCATTTTGTATGCTTTGAATATCCTGCGAGCTTGAATTCTTATTTTCCTGTAGCTTCCTAATAATTCCTTGTTCGGTAATAATTGAATTATTTGTTGAGACAATTCTTTGTTGGATATTGACCATCTCTTTTTTGATACGAGAGATTTCATCAAGTCTATTTTCAATCTTTTCGATTTTACTGTTGATAGTATCAATTGCTGCATTGACTTCTTCGATCTTGTGTGAATGTTTCTCAACTGCATGTGTTTTAAGATTTGCAGGTAAGTGTTGATCGCATGTTGGACAATTGTCGTTTTCTTCATAGAAGAGTATTTCGTTCCTTGCTTTCTTAATTCTATCAGATAAGCTTTTAAGAAGAGTTCCGAATTCAGTGCGTTTGTTTGTTGTATCCAACTCGTCCGAAACTTCGGATTCAAATATGTAGTAAGTATTCTGGAGGTCTTCAAGAATACTGGTTTGATTTTGTATTTTGGCAGTTGCTTCTTGTATGTCCGCTTCAACATCTGTTTCCCTTTTCTTTTTATCTTCCTCCAATTGATTTATATAGTCTTGTTGCAATTTAACTTTTTGCTTACCAACTTCTATATCGGCTTCTATGTCCCTCAATTGTTCCTTTAATTCATTCATTCTATTCTTTAGTAACTGGTTCATAGTTGTAAAGATTTGAATATCAAGAATATCCTCAATAATTTCTCGTCTATGCCCTTGCGGTAATTGCATAAAAGGAGTGAAAGATGCAGACCCAAGAATAACAATCTGAGTAAAAGACTTATAGTTTAATTTTAAAATCTTATCCTCAAAATAATTTTGATAGTCTTTTGATGCAGCATCTTGAGATAGTAATTGGCCATCCTGGTAAATTTCAAATATACCAGGTTTCATTCCTCTTATGACTCTGTATTCTTTTTTACCGATAGTAAATTCTATTTGTACTTCAGTATTTTTATTATTAATAGAATTTACGAGCTGTGGTTTATTGATGTTTCTAAATGCCTTGCCAAATAGAACAAAGCACAATGCGTCAAGAATTGTGCTTTTGCCTGCTCCGTTTTCACCTATAATTAAAGTGCTTGGTGTTTTGTCAAGTTGTATCTCAGTAAATTGATTGCCAGTTGATAGGAAATTTCGCCATTTTATATTTGTAAATCGAATCATGTTTCCTCGTAATCATGCGCCTCAACATAAAGTTCTTTTAATATACCTTTAAGTCTTTCTTTATCTGCATCTGTTTCTATTCCATCTACATACTCAGATAATAGCGTCATAGTATCTTCTAAATTTATATTATCATCAAGTGCAGATGATTCAAACTCTGTTAAATCCTCAATAATTTTTACTTCCACTGGATTATGTTTGTAGATTGCGTCAATAAAATTATCAAACATACCAAAGTCTTTTTTATCTACTACAATCACCTTAACAAATTTATCTTCAGCAAATGATTTGTCTACACTACGTGGATCTTCTTTTTCTTCATTGTAGTAGTATTTAACAAACATCTCATTATGATTTTTTATAAATTCAATGTCAAGAGTATCTGTATCTAAGACGTAGAATCCTTTTGGGTCTTGGAAGTCATTCCAAAACAATTCATAAGGCGTCCCAAGATAAGTGATATTCCCAGAAGAGGAACGAGTATGAAAATGACCAGAGTAAACTGCACTATATCTTTTAAAAATATTTCTGTCGAGACCTTCATGGTTTTCTACTCCCTTAGATAGTTCGAAACCTTTTATCTCAAAATGACCTACACATACTTTACTGGTACTATTAACGATGAAATCGTATACATCTTTCTCATTTTCTTTGCATATCCATGGGACAGCATCTAACTCAAAACCGTATATGTCTAATGTGGTAGGCTCAGTAATTAAATTTACATTAGAATAATCTTTCAATAACAAATCTGGCGAATTAATAGAAAGACTCTCCTTCCAAAATATATCATGATTGCCGATCAAAGCATATAAGTCAATATTTCTTTCGTAGAGAGGGTCAAAGAAGTACCTACGGGATTCGGATAGAGAAAGAAAATTAATATACTTACGACGATCAAAAAGATCACCAAGCTGGACCACAGTATTAATTTTATGCTCATCGAGATAAGGAAATAAAGTATCCCGATAAAACTTTTCGTAATACTTGTGAAAAGCTTTAGAATCATTTCTCACTCCAAAATGGGTATCACCAAGTAAAACAATCTTATTCATTCATCCACATCGCAGAGTTAGAAGGTGTTTCCATTACCTTGACCATACGAAGTTTTACTCGACCATCATTATATCCATTCTCTTCCATCCAGATCTCTTGAATATAATCAGCCAGCCATTTAGATAAACCTTCACATCCAGTACGTTCTACTACAACCATCTTACATAGTTTCTTTTCATGTAGCATTTTAAATGTATCAAACTCTGGATCATCTTCAGCAACAAGCAAAGTATGGTCAAACCAATCATCGAGTTTTTCCTTCAAAGATTTATAACCACCGAAATCAACACACCAATTACGACGATCTAATTTATCCTCATCACATTCAAATTCAAAGTGGAATGCTAAAGCATACCCATGGATAAGATTACAATGAGTATCCGCTCGCCATTGTCTATAAGCTACAGCATATCCACGCTCATGCCCATAAGTCTTTGTACTAATAAATTTACCCATTTATTTTAAATTCCTAAATGTTCCAGTATTATACCAAATATTAAGATGTTCAACAATATCACTCATATTATATTTAGGAGTCCAACCTGTTTTTTGTTGCCACTTTGTAGAGTCAGCAATTAAAATGGCTGGATCACCTTCACGTTTTTTATCAAACATCACGGGCAATTTTTTATCTAATTTATCACATACTGCATTGTATACTTCAAGATTAGATGTACCCTTTAGTGTTCCTAAATTATATACACCTTCGGCGTCATTCTCAATAGCCATTATATGCGCTTCGGCTAAATCAGTCACATGAATATAATCTCGTATACAGGTTCCGTCTTCTGTAGGATAATCTGAACCATTAATAGTAAACATTGAATCTTTACGAACTGCTTCAAAAATTTTAGCAAAGATATGAGTAGCATTAGGTTCCTGTCCATGCTTACCGTGTGGATCAGCACCACAAGCATTAAAGTATCTAAATGCAATATACTTTAATCCATATGCTACATTAAACCACTTAAGCATTTGTTCATCCATCAATTTTGATTCACCATAAGGTGACATTGGTTTAGTAGGTTGATTTTCATCCAATGTTAGGCTAACAGGGTTGCCATATACTGCAGCACTACTACTAAAAATTACTTTAGTTTGTGGGCATTCATTTATAACATAGTTTAATAAAGTATTAGTCCTTGCAACATTATTATGAAAATAAATGCCTGGGGCTTTCATACTTGGAGCAACTAGACTAGTACCAGCACAATGTATAATAGCTGCTGGATTAGCTCGTTTATACATTCTCATTGCTTCATAATCAGTAAAATCATTGCACAATGACTCATCATAATATCTTCTTAGATGTTCAATTTCTCTACGATCAATAGCATATACTTTGTATCCTCGTTTCTTCAACTCGATACAAATGGTGCCGCCAATATAACCAGCAGCACCTGTAACTATAATATTACGATTAGTATTTTGATTCTGTGACATGATTACGATACCTTATTCCGCCTCTATACCATTGACTTGAATCGTCTAACATTATGTCTAAGCATCTATCAATAGTGCCACTAGTCCAATCTGATAATTTACCAAGATTTTCTCTTGGCTTATTGAGCATTTTAATCAGCTTAGTATCAGCATCTACTGTAGACCAGGGAATGTACAAACATTCTGCATCATTAGCAAAAGTCTCAGGGAAAGAACGATACGCAGGATATAAACAATTAGTGCCAAGTGCATCTGCTTCCGATGCTGTGTTAGAAACCCAATCTTGTAAAGCACAATTAAACAATACTCGAGAGTCTGCTAGAAGTTCATAATATTCATTCTTCTTTAAATTCTCATGAATAGTTAACATACCTTTTTGTTCTAGTTCTCTGGCTCTCTGCAGAATCAATTCATCGTTGCTACGCAAAGGTCCGCCTGATAAGACACAAAATTCAATATCATGATATGGCTTGAGTCTTTCAATCATATCCATATAGAAATTAGGTTGTTTTTCCTGATCAAATCTTGCAGCAAAACATACTCGCCTTTTACGATCATGAAAGTCTTTTCTAACAGGTACTCTTGATTGTACTTCTTCTTTGCTAAAAGCAAGACCAGAAATATTATAGATTGGCACATTCCAACCTGCAATCTTCATATGAGCGACCATTTCTTCATTAGATGCCAGTACACCTTTGACAAATACGTTCACCATATGCTCATATTTACTCATCCATTCTTCCATGTGCCATACATGAAGAAAGTCATCAGGATCAATAGTTTGTGCTAAGCATCTTACCCAGATGTTAGGGCAATACTCAGGAGTAGTCTGGTCCATAATATAAGGAAGTACTTCCATACCAGGAGTAAACATATCCTCAAAGAAAATAGTATCTTCCCAAGTAATTTCACCTGCTTTCATCTTCGCCACAAGTTTCGCCATCTGTGTCAAAGAATAATAGCTGCGTCCATGTGCATCCAATACTTGACCGGTCACAATAGACTTAGAAGAGTCAAGTAATTCGCCATGAATAACTTCATATTCAACACCTCGACGCTTAAATACTTCTTCGCTCCAATGCTGAAGCTGCAGAGTATACCGACCCTCATAGGGCTCCAAGCCCATATAATATAGTTTACCCATTATTCACCTGGATAGTATGTTACGATACCATCTGATTCTCCATCTTCTGATACAACAATCTCATAGAATCGTTGACCATACTTTGGAATAAGATGTTGCTCGAGAATATCCGTGGCAATCATTTCACAAGATTTGTGATTCATATTACCACCTTTAATAAAATCTTGTAGCGCCCATTTAACTT